CGAACAGATGCACGTCGAGATAGTAGATTGGCGCGCTGCCGCGAAACGTCAATTGCTGCCGCTCCGATCCCGCGCTCGCCACCACCACCACTGGGCTTTCGCCGCTGAAGTCGAACGGCTGTGTCACGCGCTCGCCGTCGTCGTTCGTGAGCGGGTACACGCGCTGCGCGTCGGTCACGTGGCCGCGCGCCAGCTCTGCAAAGGCGTCGCGCACCTGTCGGCGGGTACTCATGGCAGCGCCCCAAGCAGAATCTGCTCAACCTCGCCGATAATGCGCGGCGTGTCCTGCTGATAGGTGGCGTTGTAAAAGGCGTGCGGCCCGCCGCGCCCTTCTTCATACGGCGCGTAGGTGCTGGCCGCCTGCCCGGTCTTCGGGTTGCTCGCGCTGGCGGTATACACGCGCCCCATCAGGCCTGACACCTCGGCGGTTTGCGCGCCGGCCATCGTGCCGGTGTCGCGGTGCGCATTGCGGGCCGTGCCTTGCGCATAGGCTTGCGTGGCTTGCGCAACCGCTTGGCCCAGCGCGCCGCTTGGCAGCGCCGTGTCGCGCAGTTGCCGCGCAATAGTCTGCAGGCCGGGCAGTCCTTGAATAGTGACGGTGAACGGCACTAGCGCGCCCCCTTGATCTCACTGAGTGACACGAGCACCGCGTTGGTCCACACGCCCACGCCCTCAACCTTATAGCGCTTCGTGCCGTCGCGCAGCTCGTCGCCGTAGCGCAGATCGGTATCGACCGCGGCCTTGCCGAGGTGCGACACCGTCACCGCGTTGACCGGCTGCGCGCGGGCGATCAGCTTGGGGTTATCCCCGGCCGGCCGGATGCGCATCGGAATAGCGGCGGTGTGCAGCACGGGCGCGCCGGTTTTGCCGTTCACGGCGGCCGGGCTGCGGTACAAGTCGACCACTTGCTCACCGTCGATCGACGGATCGCCCACCGTGGCGCGAATGGCGGCATTGTCGGCGGCGCTGAGCGTTGGCACTACCACACCGCCTGATTGGCCACTGCCACGCTACTGCCCGCGCTGACACTCACCGCACTGCTGCGCAGCGAGGCGGCCAGCGTGCGGTAGCGCCCGGCGCGGTCGCCATACTTCACGCGCTGCCCGATGTCGTCGCTGATCTCGTCCGCCCTGCGGCCGAGCATGGTGGCGATCGCCTCCGACGCCTGCGCGGCGGCCTCGGTAATGCCGCCCGCCAGGGAGAGCAACGCCACCAGCTCCTCATCGGAGATCAGCGGGTCGCTCTCCAGCGTGTCGCCAATCAGCAGCCGCACGCGGTCGGTGTCGGTGATTAGGTTTGGGTCGTACGTCCACGCCATAGCGCGACACTCCGTTAGCTGGATAGGTCAGACGTGGCGATCACGATCTGATCGACCGCGCGGGCGTCAATGACCGGCAGCAGGTTTGCCACGGCCTCGCCAGCGAGCTGCCACGGGCGCTGCTCTGGCGTGTACACGCGCGACCAGCGACCCGGCGCGCCACTGGCCTCGACGGTCGGCGCGATGTGGGTATAGCCCAGCTCGTACTCCTGGGGCGCGCGGCTGCCCGCGCCGACCACATAGCCCGCGTTCACGCCGGTGCCAATTGCCAGCAGCTTGGTCTTCGGCATAAACGGCACGGTGACCGTGTTCTGGGTGTCGTTCGGGTCGAGTACTTCGGCCTCCAGGCCGTACTTGATCAGCGTCACACTGTCGCGCGCATCGCTCGACGGGGTGTTCGTGCCGTTCTGGGCGATCATGCGCTGTACGCTGATCGAGCCGCTATCCTCGCTGAGCACGCGGATCGAGTTCGCGCTATTGGCGATAATGTCCTCGATCAGGTCGGGGTGCGCGATGCGAATGATGCGACCGGCCTTGCGCAACAGCTTGCCCTGGCTGCGAATGTCGTCCCAAAACTTCGACGTGCTGCCGCTGTAGGCGTTATTGCCGGTGCGTGCGGTCAGCTTGTTGCCGGCCGGGATGCCGTAGTCGACCTGGAGGCGAATGCCGTTGAACGTCCAGTCGATCGCGCCTGTATTGAGCGCCTGGCCGCGCAGCCACTCGGCGGTATCAAGGTGCGGCTGAATCAGCAGCGCGTTGGTGAAGTTCAGTACCTCTTCAACCATCGCCTCATTGGTCGAACCGCCATTGAGTTGCAGATACATCAGCATCTCTTGCAACGTGCGGATCGCCTCTTCGCTCATCACGACGGTGTTAGCGATTTTGGCGGAGCGTTGCAGGAATGTGGAGATATCGACCACGCCGGTGGGCGGGTAGGGTGAGTCCATACCGACGAGGCCGGCCATCGCGCTGCGCACGGTCATGGAGGCGTTTTTCACCTCATACGACCGCATGTTGCGCTCGGGCAGGATCGACGCAAACAGGTAGTTCGCAGCCGGGCGCGCCTGGTTAATCAGGCGGAACGCGGCGTCCACGCCAAGCGAGGCCAGCGCCGCGATAAATGAGAAGTCCATAGCGTTGGCTCCTAGCTGGCGCGGCTATCCGCGTACTGATGAAACTTGAAGGTGCAGCCGGCAGCGGTCAGCTCGGTTTTATACTGCGCGGGCAGCGTCTTGGGCGAGCCAGTGGCATCGGGCAGCAGGTTTTCGTACAGCACGCCGCCGAGCAGCGCCGAATAGCCCGTCAGGGCTTCTGCGTTGTTGGTATCGGTCGCGTTGGTCTCCAGAATGTGCGTCGCGCTGTAGTTGCTGGTGATCGTGCCGGTGGCCGTGGCATTCGCGCCGCTGGCGGCATACGTGAAGGTGTTGGCGTCGGGCACGCTGGCCACGGTTTTGAGGCCGTTGGCGTAGCTCAGGTTTGAGCCAGCGATATACACCTGATCACCCACGCTGTAGCCGTGGTTCGTCTTGGTTGCGGTGGCGACGTTCGACGCTACCACAACCGAGGTCAGGGTGATTGACGTGCTGCGCGGCGTCAGCTTGCCACTGGCCTTGCGGCTCATAACAGTGCCTTGGATGACGCGCTTCATGCCATCTGCCAGCCGTAATATCGGCCCAATCGATCTGCGCGCCGGGCGTTCGCTCCAGGGATGACTCGTCAACCACCGGGCGGGCGCGGCTCAGATCGTAGGAAGTGAGAGCCATAATCGGTACTCCTAGATAGCTTTGGGTGCGCGCGGCGCGAGCGGGTTGGGCGCTGCGTCGCGTGCCTCTTGAAAGGTCTTGCCGTAGGTATCAAGCGGACTCGCCGCGTCACTCCCGGCACTCTGCCGCACAAACTGCGTGCCGGCCGGCTTGGCGGCCTCGGTCGTCAGCGCGGGCAGGAACTCGGGATCGTGCTCCGTGATATAGGCGGCGAGCGCGTGCTCTTTGCCATCCGCAACCACGAACGCCTGCTTGGCCTTCTTGCCGTCGATCTCCACGTCCTTGACGACGAGATCCTTGCCCGCCAGGCTCGGCAGCTTGGCCAGTGTCCCGGCCTTGCCCGCATACCCAGCTGCTTCTGCGGCGGCGGCTATCGTGCGCTCGCGCTTGAGTGTGGTCAGCTCGGCCTGCGCGCCCTCGGCCGTCGCCAGCTGCTGTTTGAGCGCGTCAGGCTGGCCCAGCGCGGTGTACGCCTCCCACTGCGCGGCTTCGTCCTTACTCAGCACGCGCGCGCCGTCGGCAGGTGTCTTGGCGCGTAGGGCATCGTTGTCGGTGCGCAGGGTTGCATTCTTCCGCCGTAGCTCATAGTTTTCGGCCAGAAGGATTTGCGCGACACCCATAGCGTCGTTGTTGTGCTTCGTCAACAGCCCTTGCAGGCGCTCTGCCTGGCCTTGCTCGGTGCCGCCTTGCGGCTGACCGTCGTCGGGTGCGTGGTAGATCGGTGGATAGCGCATATGACTCCTTGAGTCACTGCCCTCGCTTGAGAGCATATAAAAAGGCCCAGCCACCCCTGGAGGCGCTGGGCCTAAAGAGGGACTGGGCCTAGTCAATGAAGAGGCCGTTAGGTTGTTCGGTGTGCGGTTCTGGCTCGTAGGGCTTACGGCATACGATCCTGCCTACGAGCCGCCCCGCTGCGCGGTTCAAAGGGTATTGGTTGTAGCGGTAGGGTGCGATTCTACACTAGCAGGCCCGGAGTCCTTGCCTCTCAACGCTCCTAGAGCGCCGCGCCTTTGGGCTACGCTACATGCTCAGTATAGAGAACACGTATGCAAATGTCAAGTAATATCACGTTTATCTATACCTGATACCGTCGTTCCAGGTACCGCACGATCATGATCAGCGCGGCCTTGAGCACACGCGCAAAGTCGCGCATCTCAGTCGTTGTGGTGTCGCGCTCCTCAAGCATAGTCACTGCAATGCTCCCCCACGAAACACATACGGGTTACCGCGCGCCCGGCTCTTACACCCGTCGCAATGCTCCGCGTCGCCAAGTTGCCAGAATGCTCGTGCATTCAGCTCTTCCAAATCGTCCACCACCACGCGCCATGTGCAATGACAGTTGCCCATGCACGGCGTGCCTTCACCCGGATAGAACGGCAGATCCCAGAGCGTGGTACTGCCGCGCGCATAGGTGGCGCGCAGTGGCCCGGCATAGAGCGCGGCGCGTGCGGCTGCCTGAGCGGGTGTGAGCGTGTCAACGTCTGCTGCGAAGCCGGCCAGGTAGTCGAGCTGTGTTTGCAGTAGCCGCCCGAGCTCGGCGTCGCCGGCGGGTGTGAGCGCGTTCGTGCCCTGCCCGGCGAAGTAGGCCGCCGCGTGGTGCTCAATGATCGCCTGCTCAAATTGGCGCTGCCACTCGGCCGGCCCGAGGTAGTCGCGCGCCTCCATGAGCGTGGCCAGCGTGTCGAGCATGCGCTGCTGGAGCGTGGCGAGCGGGCTAGGCATTCACGTCTCCGATCACCGCTAAAAACGCGCGGCAGTGCTGTTCAGGAGTGGCGGTAATAATCTTAAATCGCGCCTTGTCCACGGTCATATTGTCAGGAAGCATGGTTGTAATGAGGTTTGTTAGCGTCATCCAGTATTCTGCTTCTAGCCCACGCCGTTCGATTTCGGCAAATAATTCGATCAAGAGGCGTGCATCACTTGAGTAGTGGGGCACAAACAACCAATGGCACCCTGCGCCCTTCTCATGCTCGCCTTCGCAGTACATATCTCCTTCAATGTTGTGGCGGTGATGCAAAATGCGGTGTGTCTGCACATCTAATGATCTAGGCATTCACGTCTCCATTCTGCGCGGTCGTCTGCCCGTCGCTGCGCACCTGCTGTGCCAGCAGCCCGGCGCGGCCCAGGATTGCGGTGGCGTTGGTCTGCTGCGCCTGGTTCGCCGTCTCGCCCTCGGCGGCGATCTTGGTCTTCTCGGCGTCCACGTCGTCGATTCCAATCCGCACCATGCCGGTCTCTTTGCTCAGCAGGCCCGCCGCCACATTCTCGCGCGCTTCCTTCTGCTCGTCGGCGCTGATCGGCCCGCTATCCACGCGGCAGGTAAAGGTGGCGCGGAGTGCGTCGAAGCGGCCCGGCTGGTTCGCAAACGCCGCGGCCATGGCCAGCGCGGTCTCCAGCAGCCAGCGCCCGGCCGCCTCCACCTCGCTGATCGTCGCGCCCAGACTGGCTTCAAAGTCGGCGCGCGCCTGGCGTCGGCTCTCGCCGCTCGCAGTGGCGTCGCCCGCAATCGCGGCGTGCAGCTGGTGGACTTCTTCAAGCATGCCCTGATAGGCGGCGTCGGCCGTGTCGTTGAACGTGGTCACCGGCACCGGATCGCGGTAGATCACGGTGGGCGTCGCGTAGCCGGTCACGCGCCCGGTCGCGTCGCTTACGGGCAGGCCGGCCAGCACGTTCGTGGTGCCCGCGCCGGTTTTGAGCGGCGACGGCACAAACGTCTTCTTTTTGGTCGTCGCGTCTTCAACGTACTCGCCCGGCAGCTGCGCATTGAGAATGATACGCTCCAGGAAGCCACCGAGCACCACGTTGCGCGCCAGCATGGTCTTGGCGAGGTTGAGCAGCATTTGCTGCTGGCGCACCTGCGGCGTAATGAGCGGGTCGCGGCTCAGCTCGCAGATCGTCAGCCGCCCGCCGAGCTGCAGCGGCGCGCGCTCTTCCGTTTCGCCGCCGCTGATCTCGACCAGCGTCGCGCCGGTCGCCGCATCCACGCGCACCACCTCGACGCGCTCGGCCCCGTCGTCGGTGGTGTAGGCGTATACGCCCGTCTGGCGCTGGGTGGCGCGGTCGGTCACGAGCCCGGCCTGTTCGGGCTTCGGCACGTCCAGATAGAGCACCGCCAGTGCGTCGGCCAGCGTCTGCGCGACAATCGCGCCCGCCTCATTCAGC